GGCGAAATCACCAGCCCGAGGTCCTTGCAAGAAACCTACAAGGTAAGCCTGCCCAAGTTCATCGACCGCCTGATGCTTGGACTGGGGACGCCGCCCAGCGCAAAGAAAGAAGTTGCCACCGAGGTGGCCTGGCGCATCGGGGTCACGGAGCCTGTGCGCGGCAAACCGCTGACCTGGTATTTTGCTCGCCACTTGCATGACCACAAGTCGGCGCAGAGGCTGGTGGAAACCATCAGGCAGGACCAGGCGCACAAGTCTGCAAAGGTACTCACCAGCAGCGGGTTACCACTGCCCGAGGGTTCGCCCCTGATGGGATTTGATGTGGTTCATCTCAGTGATGTCGCCCGCATCTCGCAAAGCAAGTTTGTGTTCTTCAACGACCGCATGACCGTGCCCGTCAACGCTCCGGTTGAAGACAGCCAGTTTCAAACTACCCTGCGCCTGGTACGCATTGAGGGCAAGGCGCGCGTGGATGGCATTGTCTATCCGCTGGAGCCACGGCAGAAGGATTTATTGCTGGCGCTGATTGACGCCCGGCACCACGAACTGGAAAACGCGCAGTTGCGCGCGGCATGCGGGTCACAGGCTAATTCGTTTTCACCCATCAAAGTATTTGATCGAAACAAGGTGGTCTACCAGCGGTTCATCAAGTACCAGTCCGGTGACGGTATTTACGCCTTGCAAATATCGGATGAAGACCGTGATTGGCTGACCTGAGTCAATGCAACCTGTCTGAGCCTGCACCAGCCCGCAGGTCCATCCCAAACCCGGCGCTCGCCAGTACGAGTCCGGGTTTTTTGCATTTTTTCCGCACGAATCGCATTTGAGGAATGCGCTTGGGGAATCTGAGGAATGGCTTGAGGAATCCCGATTGTTGAAATTCATCTCACTGGTTAGCGAGGCAAACAAGCTTCAAAAAACCGGGATTTTTTCAACACCAAGGAGTCTCAATTGCAATCCGCAGAAAAGGTCAAGCACCTCAACCAAACCCAGTTGGCCGATCGCTGGGACGTTGCTGAAGCAACGTTAGAAAGATGGCGCAGCGATGGCATTGGCCCGGTCTTTTTGAAGATCCAGGGCCGAGTGCTGTACCGCGTCGAGGACATCGAATCCTTCGAGTCCGACAGCTTGCGTCAGAGCACCTCCAGTGCCGTGGGAGGTGCAGCATGAGCACGCTACCTCTTGATCATCCCGATCAAATTTTGTCCATTCCCGTGGGCGCATTGGCCGATCAATCTGGCGAATCGCTGTTCCAGCTCAAAAACAACGCAGCCGATTTTTTGGTGATGGCCAAGACCATCGTCGAACACATCGACCGGGCGCTGGATTTGAAGTATGCAGCGCAGGCCCACCAGCTGCGACTGGCCGCAGGCAAGGACACCGGCGTCGTTCATTTCGACGATGGCCGCGTGCACATCACCGCTGACCTGCCCAAAAAGATCGAGTGGGACCAGGCACGCCTCGCTGACATCACGCAGCGCATTGCTGCCAATGGCGACAACCCTGCTGAGTACGTCGAGATCAGCTACCGCGTCTCGGAAACCAAGTTCAACGCGTGGCCCGAATCGCTCAAGAGCTCGTTCTCTGCGGCCCGCACTCTCAAAACTGGCAAGCCGGGCTTTCGTCTTGCGCTGCAAGCACAAAGCACAGGAGAAAACAAATGAGCCTTCCCATCATCACCGCTGACCAGCGTTTGGCCGAGCGTCGTGGCGTTAAAGGCGTGCTCGTCGGCAAAAGTGGCATTGGCAAAACTTCACAGCTGTGGACTCTCAAACCCAGTGCCACCTTGTTCTTTGATTTGGAAGCGGGCGACCTCGCAGTAGAGGGCTGGGCCGGTGATACGGTGCGCCCACGCACCTGGCAGGAGTGCCGTGACTTCGCCGTCTTCATTGGCGGACCCAACCCGGCGCTGCGCGATGAGCAGCCCTACAGCCAAGCGCACTTTGATGCTGTGTGCCAGCGTTTTGGTGACTCCTCGTCCATGGACAAGTACGACACCGTGTTCGTGGACTCGATCACCGTGGCCGGTCGTCTGTGCCTGCAGTGGTGCAAAGGTCAGCCCCAAGCGTTTTCAGAAAAAACCGGCAAGCCTGACAGCCGGGGGGCTTACGGTTTGATGGGCCAGGAAATGATCGGCTGGCTTACCCACTTGCAGCACACCCGTCGCAAGAACGTGTGGTTTGTTGGCATCTTGAATGAGGCACTGGACGACTTCAATCGCCGCGTGTTTTCTCTGCAGGTTGATGGCTCCAAAACCGGACTCGAGTTGCCCGGCATCGTCGATGAGGTGATCACGCTGACCGAGCTCAAGAACGATGACGGCACCAGCTACCGCGCCTTTGTCTGCCACACGCTCAACAGCTGGGGCTATCCGGCCAAAGACCGCTCGGGTCGCCTGGACGCCATAGAGGAGCCCAACCTAGGCCGCCTCATGGAAAAGATTGCTGGTCCGGCCAAACCCGCACCCGAGCGGCTCGACTTTGCACGGCCTGCCAGCAGCGTTGCGCCATCGCCAGAAACCAGTACTTCAAGTGAAGAAATCACTGAGGCCAGCTTAGACACCAGCTTTGACCCCGCTTCTTCTAACCCCACTTCATTTAACCCCACCCAGGAGTCCTGAACATGACTTACTTCGATTTCAATTCCGCGTCCGAACAAACCTCTTTCGACCTGATCCCCAAAGGCACGCTGGTGCGCGTGCGCATGACCATCAAGCCCGGTGGTTTTGATGATGCCTCCCAAGGCTGGACTGGTGGCTACGCCACCCGCAGCGTCAGCACCAGCTCGGTGTACCTGAACTGCGAGTTCGTGGTGACCGATGGTGAGTTTGCGCGCCGCAAGATGTGGTCACTCATTGGACTGCACAGTCCCAAGGGACCTGAGTGGGCCAACATGGGCCGCACCATGGTGAAAGCCATCTTGAACTCGGCACGCAACGTCCAGCCGGGCGACAGCAGCCAGGCCGCCCAAAACGCCCGGCGCATCAGCGGCTTTGCGGATCTGGATGGCATTGAGTTCTTGGGCAAGGTGGACTGGGACAAGGACCAAAACAGTCAGGACAAGGCCGTCATCAAGTCGGCAGTGACGCCGGACCACAAGGACTACGCCGCTGCCATGGGTGCGCCTCGCGCACCTTCGCCAGCATCAGCATCAGCATCAGGATCTGCGAGTACTGCGCCCGCAGCCAATGCGTATGCCCAAGCCACAGGTCGTGCGCCGGTTCCCGGTCGTCCGAGCTGGGCGCAGTAAGCAGGGGGATCACCACCATGATGCTTCGACCCCGCCAATCTCTGCTGGTCCAACGCACCCTGGCCGCACTCGCTCAGCATGGCAACACGCTGGCTGTTGCGCCCACTGGGTGTCATGCACCCGGCACGCTGATCCTGATGTTTGATGGCGGACTCAAACCCGTTGAGGATGTCGTGGTTGGCGACAACTTAATGGGGCCAGATAGCACCTCGCGCACAGTCCTTGAGCTCCACCGTGGTCACGAAAAGATGTACGAAATCGAGCCCATCAAGGGTTTGACGTTCGCAGTCAATGCTGGGCATGTGCTCTCGTTAGTTCGGACCAATGAGGGGGGTGGTCCGGGCAATAAAAGCGTACTTGCAGATTCAATTGTTGATATCGAGTTGTCAACTTATTTGACCCAATCTGATAACTTTCGGCACCTGCACAAGTTGTTTCGCGTGGCAGTTGATTTTCCGCTGCGTCATGCGCCGACCGTGGACCCTTACTTCCTGGGGGTATTGATCGGTGACGGTGGCTTGAAATACGACGTCAACGTCACCACACCCGATGTCGAGATTGTCGAGGTGATTCAGCGTCAGGCGCTTGTTTATGGGCTGCAAGTTCGGACTGAGCAGATCTTCAACAACCAGGCTAATACCTATCACTTGGTGGGCCGCCGTGGCGTCACAAACCCGCTTACCCAAGCCTTGCGAGATCTGCAAATTTTTGGCTTGGGATCTGGCGATAAGTTTATTCCGGACGATTTCAAACTTGGCTCGCGTAGCACCCGTGAACAAGTTCTTGCTGGATTGTTAGATACCGATGGCTATTTAGGACGCGGCTGCTACGAGTTTTCGAGTAAGTCGCTGCGCTTGGCCAATGACGCGGCGTTTGTTGCCAGGAGTCTGGGATTTGCTGCTTACATCAGTCGCAAAGTAGTCGGTGGGCTGGACTACTGGAGAGTCGGTATCAGCGGCCCATGCGAAAGGCTTCCCCTTCGGGTC